ACAGAAGCAGGATTAGTTCTATATGCACCTATTCCTCTTCTAAATACAGCTCCAAGCATTCTTAAATTAACTCTTTTACCTTTTTTATCACCATACTTTTCGTTATGATCTTTTACTTTTTTTTTAAGACCTTCTCTTATTGCTGCAGTTAATTGTTTTTCCTCAAAGTTTTCATCAGTAAGTTCTGATGCTTCTTCTAAAAATTTATTTCTTTCTCTATCTAACTGATCAACTTTTTTATTTGACCATGTTTGTCCAGCATCACCACCCCATAATGCCCAAGCAATTCTACCTGCTGATGGATAACCACTTTCTCCTGGTCTAAAACCTTCTGCTTCTTTATCAACTTCATGTCTTGCAAAAAAAGATTTCATTCTTCTCACAGTAGATGGTGATAATCTATCTTTTCTTACAATTTGATTTGCTCTTGTAACACCTATTATAGTACCACCACGACCATGTTCTTTTCTCCACTCTAAACCTTTTTTAGCTTCTGTAACCATACCATCTGTTGGTACTGTATCTATATCTCTTTCGGCTTTTACAATTTCATCTAGTTCACTATCTAGATTCATTAAATCTAAAATAGCATCATCTTCTCTTGTATCTTCTTGTGGTGGTGTTTCATCTTTTGGTGTTTCTTCACTTGCACTTGTAAGAGGCATTAAAGTTGCAGAAACTAATAATTCATCTGCACCATCCATTGTATCATAACCTAATTGTTCTCTTGCTTCATTACGAGTTAAGATACCATTTTGTACACCACTTGAAACAGATTCAAATACTCTACGTCTTTGTTCTGCCATAGCTGGTATTGAATCAATATCATAAGCTAATCTTAAATCATTACCAAATTGAGGTGTAAGCCACTCATTCATATCAGATTGTATTCTATCCATTAAAGGTAAAACAGTTTCTGTATAAAGAGCAAGTCGTGCTTCTGCAAGGTTACTATAAGTTTGTGAATCAGGTACACCAACTAATTGACTTGGTACACCATAAACTAAAGCTATATCTCTTGCACTAAAGTTTTTAAGGGAAGTAAAGTCCATATCTTTTGGACTCATACCCATTGACTTCCAATCAAAATCACCCTCTAACAACATAGGTCTACCTGCATTGTTTGGTCCTTGAAATCTTTGGTTTAAATCATTTAAAATTTGATTTCTTTGTGAATCAGTTAATTGTACATCACCACCTGTTTCATCTTTTGGTTTAAACACGACAGCACCACTTGGTCTTGCACCATTTTGTAAAAGAGCAACATTATGTTTATTTGATAAATTATGTTGATCAATATCCATACTTGCCGCCATAATAGGTGACAAGCCATAGTAATCATCTAATGGATTAAATAGCTTAATGTGTTTTACTTTTGATTGCCCTGTTTTTCTATCTACTTGATAAGTTTCAACTACCTTACCACCTAACATATAATTGTAAGCTGTAGGTAAGTTGCCTTTACTTGCAGGGGCTATTCTAATTCTGTCTGGTCTTAAAGGATATAACTCTTGTGGTTCTCCTGTTTCAGGACCATTTTGTAAAACATAACTATTTCCACTAATTAATAAATAAGCATAGACAGCTTGAAAAAATTCTACTTGACCATAATTAGGACTTGGGTTGTTTAATAAATCTAAAATAGGGTGACTATCTATTTCTTGATTACCTCTAAATAAATTTATTTTTACTCTACTTGCTGCATTTGAAATTTCATTAACACATCTATAAGCTACTGCATTTTGCATATAACCTTCTTGAGCTAACTGGTCATACCTATCTTTTGGGTAGACGTTGTAACTTAACTTATCGTAAAAAGTTATATTGTTTTGAGTTTGTTTTCGAGGACTGTTAGTCGCGAAAAATTTTTTTACGTTATCAAATATTGCCATCTTAACTTATTCTCCATAAAGGTTTCTGACTTCTGTTTAAACTATTATACAATGTACTTAATACATCAACTTGGTCATCATGTACATCATTAACTCCTGTAAATGAAGCTACCTCACTTACTAAAGGTTCTGTCCATTTTGTTTTTTCAGGTAATAACACCCTACCATCATTCCATGCTGCACTTACTGGTTGCGCCCTACTAAATTTATCTATAGTAGCTGGTTTTTCTAGTATTCTTAAGTTGTGTTCTTTTTTTAAAAAATCAACTATGCCTCTTTCTGTACCTCCGATATTCGTATATATTGGACTATCATATTTCAACTGATATTTTTTTAGTATGGAAGCAAATTGACTAGCATCTACTTGACCTCTCCACCAATCTATCAGATATAATTTTTGATTATACCACTTACCCACACCTATTACACTATAATCACTATACGACTTTCGTGAATAAGCAAAATCTACACTAACCCCTAAAATGCCTCCTATGGGCTCGTTTACAAAATAATTTGCATCTGCAAACACACGACCACCCTTAAAGTAAGGTTGTTGTTGATACATGCTACGAAACCAAAAGTCTCCTACTTGCTTCTTACGTTCTTCAAGTACATCTGTATTGTATCTATCTTCCCATAAAGCTTGTCCAACTTTTCTTCCTAGTGGATCATTGTCTTCTGCAATAGCAGGTAAAGATATTACTTCCCATTTATCTCCCCCAAGTTTATCTTGTTGTATTAACCTACCTGCAAGATCATCAGGATGCCAACGTGTCATAATAATTATTACAGAAGCATTTGGACTTAACCTAGTAGAAGCAACAGATTGGAACCAGTCTACAGTTTTATCCCTGTATACCTGTGACATAGCTTGTTCATTGTTCTTTACTGGGTCATCTATAATAAATATATCTGCACCCCTACCTGTGATACCACCACCTACACCTACGCAATACATGTAACCACCCTTTGATGTTTCCCAGTTTCCTTGAATGTTTACTCTCATGTTACGTCGAGTACCAAAGTATTCAGGAACACACTCATCAAATACATCTCTAGCTTTACGTCCCCAACTTATTGCATAATTGGTTTCATAACTAGAAAGTATTACTTTCTTTTCAGGATGTGTTGCTAAATACCAAACTGGAAAGTATTTAGATGTAAACTCTGACTTACCATGTTGAGGTGGCATGTTAATAATTAATCTTTTAATTTTACCTGTTGCTACCTGTAATAACTTCTGATTAAGAAGCTGTAAGTGTGGAGGAAACTGCCAATGACCTTGACTATGTAACATTGCCAACCCTGCAGGTTGACTAGTTAGTATCTTTGATTTTTGCAAGTAACTCTGTGGCAAGTTTACTACTTTCCTCGTTTGAACCTATTTTATCAATAAAGTTTGTATCTATCTTTGGCTTAACTGACAGTGCTTGTATATCTGTCGGTTCTCCACGTGCCAACCTTTCAACATCTGTTAATAACTTGAAAGCTGTAGCACATCTAGATACAGTCTGTACTAAATCTGTATCACTTACTTCACTAAAGTCAAGTTTACCATTCTTATCTTTTAATCTCTTTAATAGCTCTTGAGCAGGGGTAATCAAAGCTGTTATCATCTGTAAACTATAACTAGCTTGTCGTTTACCCATTTCTTTTATCTCTTTAGCCATACCCTCATACATCAGCTGTTGTTGATGGGTATCATATACTTCGGTACGATGTATCCAATCATACTTACTGGATAAAGATTCTATCCACCTTTTTGAAATACCTGTCTGCTCTGCAACTTTAGATAAGCTTCTATTTCTGCCCATATTTTGATATACGCAGTATAGTGAATAGTTCTTTTGGCTTTCTTCTTCTAATCTTTCAATCATCTTATTTTCCCATGTGATACCGAACATTTGACGGTCAGGTTGCTATCTATGACTTATATACAACAGAAGTGATATAATTACAAGATATGGTAGTTATTAGATATTAACAACTATAAGTAGACTTATTAATATCAGTGTCCCCCAAAGCATAATTAGATTCATTCTATAGGAGATACATCGTTGTGTGTTCATTGTCAATTCTTTTCGCTTTTTTGGTGTATCTTATCATCATCTTTCATACATTGATAGTGAGCATAGTAATGAGATATAGGATTAAGACTCTTAACTAAAGCAACAAAAGATTGTTGCGAAGATACTTCTTTATGACAATACTTACAATCAGCAATATATCTATCAAGGTCTTCCACCTTTGTTTTTCTTGGCTTTGTTCTACTTCTGTTCATGTGACAATAATATACAATAATAATTAATAATAATT